CAAGCCGAACCGCTACCAAAACCGGGTCCAATTCTATCAGCAATGGGTGGTCTCGAAGCTTATCAACGGGAACACGTATGTCCTGAAAGAGCGCGACGCCCGCGGCGTCGTCTCGGCGATGTATGTGCTCGATCCGAACCGCGTCAGGGTGCTGATCGCGCCGGACGGCGAGATTTTCTACAATCTAAGCGCCGATTACCTCGCCGATATTCCCACGCAGATCGAGGTTCCGGCGAGCGAGATTATTCACGACGTCATGACGCCGCTGTATCATCCGCTTTGCGGGATTTCGCCGCTGACTGCCTGTCTGCTTGCAGCGTCGCAAGGCATGGCGATTCAGCGTGAGAGCGCGGGATTTTTCAGCAACCGCAGTCTGCCGGGCGGCGTCGTCACCTCGCCGCAACCGATTACCGACGAGCAGGCTCGCGCGATGGCGACGCGCTGGAAAGAGAATTATTCGGGCACCAACACCGGCAAGGTGGCCGTGCTCGGCAACGGCCTGGAATTCAAGGCGATCAGCGTGACCGCGGAAGACGCGCAGCTGATCGAACAATTGAAATGGACCGCGGAAACGGTCTGCAGCTGCTTCCACGTTCCTGCCTACATGATCGGCGTCGGCGCGCCGCCGATTCAGAACAACATTGAGGCGCTGTCGCAGCAATATTATTCGCAATGCCTGCAGACACACATTGAATCGATCGAAATTTGCATCGACGAAGGCCTCGGCCTGCCTGATGTTCCCGGCCATTACTACGGGACGTGTTTCGATCTTGACGATTTGCTTCGCATGGACACCGCGACGCGCGTGCGGACGGTAATCGAAGGCCTCAAGGGGATTTATACGCCGAATGAGGCTCGGGTCATGTTCGATCTTAAGCCGGTGCCGGGCGGCGATGCGGTCTATCTGCAACAGCAGAATTTCAGCACCGAGGCGCTCAACAAGCGCGATAGCAAGGCGGACCCATTCGGCGGCACGCCGCCGGCCAAGCCTGCCGCACCGCCGGCAGACGGCAACCAAGGCGGGTCTACAGCGAATGACGGTACGGCGCAGCAAGCGGCGCTGGCGCTGGAAATTATCAGGATGGGCCTAGCAGCATGACGTTTGATGGCCTCGCATTTGGCCGGCAGATCGTGGAGATGGTCAAGGCGCATTTGGCCGAGGCCACGGGCAAGCTAGAGGATCGCATTGCCGATCTGGAATCCAAGAACGCCGCGCTGCGCCGGAGTATCACCGGGATTGAGGCCCGGCCGCAGCTGCCTGGTCCGCCCGGGGAACCCGGGCAGCGCGGCGTCCCTGGCGAGCCGGGCATCTCTGGCGAACGCGGCATGATCGGCGAGGCCGGGCCACGTGGCGAGGCTGGACCGCGGGGCGAGCGTGGCGCCGACGGCATGCCGGGCGCAATGGGCGAGCGTGGCGTGCCGGGAGAGCGTGGTAAGCCGGGCGAGCCCGGGCCGCGTGGGGAGCGTGGCCCGGGCGGGACGCCCGGCGAGCGCGGCACCGACGGCCGCGAGGGACGCGACGGCCTCCCTGGCGTGGCTGGCCCGGCCGGCAGGGACGGCGAGCGCGGCGCGAGCGGCTCGCCGGGTGCCGCCGGCGCCGATGGCCGTGACGGCTCGGCGGGACGCGACGGCCTCGACGGGAAATCGATCGAGTGGCGCGACGCATGGGCCGAGGAGACCGCATATCCGGAAGGCAGTGTCGTCATGTGGGGCGGCTCGTCATGGATCGCGGGCGCGGCCGCGCGCGGGAAGCCTGACGCGCCGGATTCCGACTGGCGCCTGATGGTGCGCCGCGGCCGCGACGGGAAGAACGGCGCGCCCGGAGAGCGCGGCGCGCCCGGACCGGCAGGCGCGCCAGGTCCGCGCGGCGAGCAGGGATTCCCGCGATGACGCTCCGTCTCGTCACAGCCGCGACGGACACAGTCGTTTCTCTCGACGAGGCGAAACTGCATCTGCGCGTTGAGGGGACCGACGAGGACGCGCTGATTACCGCGCTGATCGTCGCCGCTACCGCGGACGCCGAGGCATACCTCGGCTCGGCGCTGTTCGATCAGACTTTCGATTTCGTTCCGGAGACGGTCCCGCAATCCCATTTTTTTAGCCATAGTTTCGGCCATCATCGCGCGAAAGTGCGGTTGCCGATCACGCCGCTGTTGTCCGTCGAGGGCGTTTTCTACACTCTGGACGGCGCGGAAACCGAGATCGACGCCGGCTCGTATTTCGTCGAGACGATCACCGGGGTAATCACGGCGACCACATGGCCGCGCGCCGACTCGCTCCGCGTCCGGTTTCGCGCCGGCTATGTGGACACGCAGTCGTCCCCGGCCGTCGGCGAGGTGCCCCCGACGATTAGAGCGGCCGTGCTGCTCACGATCGGTCACCTGTATACGAACCGCGAAAGCGTCATGACCGACGCCCGCGTTCAGGCGCTGGAATTGCCGCTCGGCGTCACGCGGCTGCTTGGCTTCAAGCGGACCGATATGTCCATGAACTGACATGCTGGCGCCGACGCTCAACCGCGCCGCCGAACTCGGGCCGTCCACATTTCCGTGGTGGCCGGACTGGCGCGGCCAGGCCGTCGCCATCATCGCGTCCGGCCCGTCGGCGAAAACGTCGGGCATCGAGTACCTCGCCGGCCGTTGCCCGGTGATCGCCATCAAGCAGTCGTTCGAACTCGCGAAATTTGCCGACGTCGTCTACGGCTGCGATTTTCCGTGGTGGGCATATCGGAAGGGACTGCCAGAATTCCGCGGCCTCAAACTCGGGTTCGATCCGCAGGTGAAAAGCCTCGGCGTGACGCCGATCAAGATCGGGCGAACGAAAGAAGTCATGCATGGCCGCATCCGCGAGCGCGGATATAGCGACGATATCCTGACGGCAGAGCCCGGCGTGATCGGCGGCGGCCGCAACTCAGGGTTCCAGGCTTTGAACCTCGCCGTGCAATTCGGCGCCACGCGAATCCTGCTCGTCGGCTACGACATGACGTGCGGCAAGCAGAAACACTGGTACGGCGCAAACCAATGGGAGCGCGCGAACAATCCTAGCGACCACTGGTTCGAACGTGACGTGATTCCGCACATGAATCGCGCAATTGCGACAATCGCAAAGATAGGTGTTGAAATCACAACAACGTCGCCATATGGTCGCCTCTCGATCAAGCGCGTCGACCTCGAGGGATTCATTTCGTGACCGCCAAATCATTGCGAATTTTCATAGGCTTTGACGTCCGCGAGGCCGCCGCGTTCCAAGTCTGCCGCCAATCGATTCGCAGGTTCGATCGATATATCGCGGTTGACGGCCTCATTCTGCCGGCGCTGCAGGCGCGCGGCCTCTATAGGCGTCCGACGGAACGCCGTCTCGGCCGTCTCTGGGATTGTATCAGCGGCGCGCCGATGGCCACGGAATTTGCGCTATCGCGGTTCCTGGTGCCGGAACTCTGCCGCGGTGTGGGGTGGTATAGCTGGGCGCTGTTCATGGACAGCGACACTATGTGGCGCGTTCCGCCGGCCGAATTGCGCGCACTTCTCGACGATGACAAGGCCGTCATGTGCGTGCAGCACGAGCACGATCCGGCGAACGCAATCAAGATGGACGATCAGGTGCAGACGTCCTATCCGCGGAAGAACTGGTCATCGTTTCTGGCGTTCAACTGCTCGCATCCGGCGAATGACACGCTCGCCCTAGATTTCGTTAATTCGGTCCGCGGCCTCGATCTGCATCGTCTCTGCTGGCTGGACGATAGCGAAATCGGCGCGTTGCCGGCCGAATGGAATTATCTCGTCGGCCATACCAGCGACGTCACCGATCCCAAGATCGTCCATTGGACGGACGGCGGCCCGTGGTTCCCGGCGTTCGAAAATGCCGAGTTTGCCGACGAATGGCGCGAGCATCTCTATCGGTGGGCGGCTTAACGTGGGATTCGGTGACCAACTGATCGGCGCAGGCCTCGCCCGCGGCGCCGCGGCGCGCGGGAAACGCATCGCCCTTGGCGACGGCACGCGCATCATATGGGACCACCACAGCCTCGAAATTTTCGTCGGGAATCCCAATCTTGCGCCGCCCGGGATGGAGAATGCGTCAGATCTCGAATGGGTTCCTTTCTACAAGGGATCACGCCTCTACAACACGCATGATCGGCAGCATCATTGCTGGATCTGGAATTACGATTTTCGGGTTACGCCCGGCGAGGTGTTTTTTACGACGATGGAGCGGCGCACGGGCGAGCGCGCCGGCCGAGGCTTCGTTGTGGTCGAGCCGAACGTCGAGGCTCGCAAAAGCGGCACCGGCAACAAAAGCTGGGGCAATCGAAACTGGCAAATCGTCGCAGAACGCCTGCGGAGCAAAGGCCACGACGTCATCCAATTCCAGCATCCATTTTCCGGGCCGATAATCCCAGGCACGCGGCGAGTCAGGACGCGGGGATTTCGCGACGCGCTCTCGATCCTTGCCAACGCGGCTTTGTATCTCGGCCCGGAAGGCGGACTGCATCACGGCGCCGCGGCGCTCGGCGTGCCGGCCGTGGTGATGTTCGGCGCGTGGATTCCGCCTGCGATTACGGGTTATTCGCATCATCGCAACATCACACGCGGCAACCATTATTGCGGTAGTCTGCGCCCCTGCATGGAATGCCAGGACGCCTTGCGGAATATTTCCGTCAACGAAGTTTATGAAGCGGCAACGGAGGAACTCAGGAATGGCCGACAAAGATAACATCGCGGGGCCGGTCTCGGCGCTCGTTACTGCGCTCGACGCCGCAGATCAGGACGCGATAAAGACGCAACTAGTGGTCGTCGCCACGTTCGTGCTTACCGATTTGCATCGCATTGCGAACGCGCTGGAAACCATCGCGGCGCAGCGGGCTAAGTGATCCATGGATCGCGATAAATGGGGCGTGCAGCGGCGCGTCGCCGGCGAGCATAATTATCGGCTCGACGGCCTGACCGATCTGCTCTCGCGCGCGCGCGGCGCGTCCGTGCTCGATCTCGGCTGCAACCGCGGCATGGTGGCGCTGGATTTCGCGAACAACGGCGCGACGATCGTTCACGGCATCGATAATGCGCCGGATTGCATCGACGTTTGCCGCGGCGTTTTCGCGGATATCCGGAACGTGCAATCGCATTTCGAGGCTGGCGATCTGACGCAAGGTCCGGCAAGCCTCGATCCGTTCCGCGGCCAACAATACGATTTCGTTCTGATGCTAGCGACGCTCCACAAACTGCGCCGCGAGATGTCCGACTCCAGGGTCGCCGAGCTGATTTTCTATCTCGCCGACCGCACGAATGGGTTCTTCGCTTGGCGCGGCACGCAGGCGCAACACCGCGAGAATGAAACCGAATTGAAGGCGCTCGACGGCCACCTCAACGCCGGGGGGTTCAAGAGGATTCACACGTCCCATATCAGCGCGCTAGGCGTCGCGGCGATCTGGGAAAGGAGGTGACGTGGCGGCGCGATCGGCACAGAAACGCCAGACGGCATTGCGGAAAGAGCGGCAGCGGACGGCGCTCGCGTGGTTTGACAGACATGCCAGAAAGAACATGCCATGCCGCCCTTGGGAGCGATATAGCGCCGCCTCAAAAGCCAGAATTATGAACCTATACGTGCGCCTCGCGAGGTAATTCACATGAACCCATTTCGCCTTTTTGCTCGGGATACGGTCCCGCCTTGGGCAAAAAGCCTTGCTGCCAAAGCGGACCAAATCACGGACGGAGTAAACAAAATTATGGCAACACAGGCCGATATCAAAGCGAAGCTTGACGCCCTGCAGGCCGACGTCGCTGCCCTGCCGGCTGTCGAGCAGTCGGTGGTTCAGCTTCTCACGAATCTGAGCGCGCAGATTGCTGACCTGCGCGGCAAGCTGGCCAACGCGGACATCGATCCGGCGCTGCTCGACGAGGCCGACGCAATTACCGCCGCGATCGATCAGCACAAGTCGGCGCTCGCCGCGGACGTTGCCGCCAATACGCCGGCGTCGTCGTAATCTCAACCCCGAGCGGGATGCGAGCATTGATGGCCCGAAAATAGGGCGTGGAGGGAATGCAGATGATCCCTGTGAAGCGTCCGACAATAGGACCGGAGTTCAATTCCCGGCGATGCGCGTAGTCAGGCAGCCGAGCGCAACGTATCGCGGATTAGTCGGCGGCTGGAGGGCCGAGCCTCCATTAAGCTTCGATAGGCTCATGCGTGCCCGCGTGGACTGACGCGAAGCACTCGGCGGGTTTATTTTACGGG